CAAGGTCGTATTCGGCATCAAACGCAGCCATGCGTTGGTTGAATAAATCTTCAGCAGCCTTAATGCGCTGTTCCTCTTTAAGAGTTTCAAGCTCTTTTTTTACCGACTCAAATTCCTCTGCAATAGTCTTTTGAGCGTCTTCGGCAGCGCTAAGTTTCTCCTGAACTTCTTGCTTCTCCGCTACGAATTTCTCGGAAGCTTCTTGAAGCTGATTCTCGATGTAATCCGTAATCACAGAAGCTTTAACCTCTCCTGCTACCAAGGACTCATCCGTGATTTGTTGAATGTCAGTAATTTTATCCATAACTGTTAATTCCTTATTTGATGATACATTTATTTCTTCAGTTTGGGAACCTTTTTGTTCTGTTTTTGATGATTTATTTTCTTTTTCTATGTTTTTATTTTCTGGTTTTAGATTAACGGCAACCCCAACAACGTCGGCAGCAGGGTTTTCAGTTAAGCCTATACCCAAAGGCACGACATCATTAATGACCTGCCTATACACTCCAGAACCATTTTCTAAAACCCCAGAACCTCCAAAGCCCTTTAAAGAACTTTTTAACTCTTGAATTTTTTCAATGTCTGAAATTATTTCAGCGTTTTCTATATTTTTTTCCTCCTCGGAAGAAACAATAATATTGTATTCGCTAAAACCAAGTTCCCAACTTGCTGAAATTTTTAAATAATCATCACTAGTGGGGTCACTGGCGTTCTCTATGATTTGCGAAAGCTTGCTATTTACAACTTTCCAAACCACACCACCTAAAGTAATATTAAACGGGCCTTTTAGTTCTTTTGCTTGCTCTTCGGTAAGTTTGTTGTCTGTTCCAAACTCACTAAAACCAGCGGTTAAAATTACGCCAACGACTTTATCTCTATTATGCTCAATGTTCATTGGCTTGTTAATAAAGTCTTTGTACATTGCCATAGCTGTATCAGTGTCAACTACGTCGCCGTTTTTATTAACTCTATTAATAACGCAAGCATTAAAAGCAACAGGTAACAGGTCTACATTTTTAGAAGTGTTAACCTCTGGTATAAAATCACCGACCTCAACCAAGCTGGCCATAGCCAAATATTTGTCTTTTTCTTCCGAGACTAACGGCTTAATCTCTGAACTAAAAATAGTAGTAAATTTATGTTCTTTCATGATTAAATTTTTATCTAGTACTAGAGTGGTAGTAATTTATAAGCAGAGAGTAATCAGTATCAGTGGAATCACATAACACGTAAAGGCCAGCGTTGTGTCTAATTTTCAAAGCTTGGGTAAAATTAATTACATCAGTAGAATTACCGTTATCACTAGCTTTTACAAACAATTTTAAAACCTGTGTTCCGTTACCCGTGGTTCCATCGAAAAAAGTAAAATCTCCATCAGTATTTTTACTAACAACTATATCAGTTATATTAACAGACGAATTGCCACCGTCTGTACTAATAGCTAAATGACCCGCTGAAATATCACCCGTTACCGTTGCGTATTGTGCGCTATTCGGTAACCCGTCGTCTCGAAAACTTCCTGCTGCTGACATATTATATAATCTCCTAAATATTAAATTAATTATCGTGACATGAGCAATTACAACAGACTTCTGTTATATCCTCACTATCGCAATTACAATTATTGCATTTTGATTCAGACTCTAACGAGGAGTCATTAATTTTACCGTTGCACTCGTGTTCGAAGTTTTTCATATTAATTAAATTCGAAAGGCAATTCCCCACCATCTTCTTCTAGGTATAAATCCTCAAAAGAAAATTTATAATTCAAATCATATTTTTCTATATCTTCTCCAGCATGTATAAAATCTTGCTTTTCGGGAAGCATAAAATCTACTAAATCAATTTCATTTTTCGCATCTAAAACTAAAGAAGCATTTGTTTCCTTTGGGAAGGGTTCCCCTTTTAAAATCCTCAAATATAGATTAACTCTGGCCATTGCCCATAGCCCTCTTTTTTCATCTGGATCGGGTACTTCAGCGAAAACATTACCAGCAGCCCTTCGGTATACTTTTTTAAGCTGCTTTAAAGTAACTTTGTTGTGGCTAGACTCGTTGTGAGCTTCAAGCTTTTCCTCTAAAGCTTTAACAACTTTAACGGAAAAATTTACAGCATCATCATCCTTTAGAACTTTCAAAGATTCTTTCCACGATAAATTATCATGTCCACCGTTGTGAAACCCTTCAAGTTCGTATTCAATTTCTTTCATTTCCGTTAATTTATATACACGCAAAATATAATTAATTTTAAAAAAATCAAATATTTTTCCAAAAAAATAACCGCACCCCTTTCGGGGTACGGTTTGGGGGTTAGGTAGCCGAGGCGAAAAATTACTTCTTCTTACCGTCTTTAACCTCTGCCGTTGGGAACGGCACATCCACATTTACAAGAGGAGCAGTCAGTGACACGCCAGATTTACCGAGTTCGGCATCTAACACGGACTCCTTGTTGGCCGCTCCACCAATAGTGACGGAAGGCAATTTAGAACTAATAGCACAACCCATCCCCAAAAAGGTAGCGGTTGCACCAATCAACATTACTTTAATAATATTATTCTTCATAACTTAATACCCTTAACATAAGGGTGTACTTATATTAAACTTATTTTGTGCAAATGAGAAGTAAAAAATTACTTTTCTTTATAAGCTTTTTCGAAGTCTTTTCTTAGCGAGCTTAGAATTTGAAGAGCGTAAACAGCAACCTTTTTATCGTGGTTAGACCCTTTTGATAGCCCTTTATAGTATGATTCTTTTCTTTTTAAAATAATATCTATATCATGGAAAGAAAAAGTCATGTTATACTTTTATACACTTATCTCAAAAAAAAGAGAAACCAAAAAGGCTTCTCTTTGTTTTTTTAATAAAAATAATTAAAATTAATCATCCACAGGTAAGCCTCCAGCGTACCAGCCTTCTGGTAGTTTCACCTTATTCTTAGATAGAACCCATTCGCCGTTTTTCTGTATATATACTTTTCCAGAAACGTCAGGTCCAATTCTTACTAAATTAGACTGAGTGTCAACAAAAACTACCTTTGTCGATCCGCAGCCAACTAAAAATAAGCTAACCAGAATTAGAATCAGAATTTTTTTCATTTTTAAGTTTTTCTTCTTGTTCAAGGATTCTTTGTCTCCATTTGTTTTTTAGCTCTTTAGGGGTCTTATCGGCGTCACTTGCTTTGGTGTCTTTTTTCACCTCGGCAGAGAGCCACTCCAAAAGAGCTTTAAATAACGCAGACAACCAAGACATTTATTCAGCCTTCTTTTTAGCAAGACCTCTTGATACGCTATACCCAAGAGCACTAAGAGCGGAACAAATAAAACCAAAGGTCTTATCTGCGCCTGTGTCCCCCGCTGGGTCAACAATTCCCGCTCCCCACGCTAGGGAAGCGATTGCGACGATAGCAGTAATCCAAAACTCGGTACTTTTGTAACCAGGTTTTACTTCATCATTTTTTTTCGTAGCCATAATATTTATTATTTTTTATTTTACTGTGGTAAGTCACCTAGTTTTTTAAGCTGACTTAATTTATCTTCAGGTCTACCCAGACCTCCTATAGCAGAAAAAACATTCAAAGAAGGTTTATCCCCGCTATAAATTCCTCTATGAACCACGCTGTTTGGTCTCATCATTTTCGATAATTGATCAAAAGCTTGATCCAAATAACTTTGTGGAATATTATTAAGTTGTTCTGTGCCGCCTATAATAATTGCAGCGGCGGAATTACCAGTGCTTAAATCTATTCCTCCAGATAGTAAATTATTTTTAAGATTTTCTCTTACCGCTCTTGCTATACTTACAGAGTCTTTCCACTCTGATACTGGAGACGCACCAAATACAATTAGTCCAGAATCTAAAACCTGCTTGTAGTCATTGGAGTCAAAAGAAGAGTAAGTGCTATCTTTTGCAGCCGTATGATTAAACAGGTGGAAAAGTCCAGCCATGCTTTGGTTGGCTACATTCCAAAATTCTGAAACAACTAAATTTGGATAAAGTTGACCAATCTTTTCATTATCAATTAGAATAAGAGGTGATACAATACCTTGGTCAACTAAATCATAAGCCTCATTTAAAGTATTTGCCGCGTTAGCATTTACTCTTTTCCCTTCAGAAGCTTTTGGCAAAGCTAAAATTACTCCAACTTTTTTTGAAGTTTCAGAATTGGCCTGTATCTCCACCGCTGATCTAACTGCTGAAATTACTGAACCAGCACCAGTGCCGCCTCCAGCGCCAGCGCAAACAAAAATTTTGTCTACGTTGTCGCCAAAAGACCTTCTCATAAAATCAGAAATGTCTTCGCTTTTTTCTTGAAAAGCTTGAGTGGCCACCTCTGGAGCTTTACCAGCGCCACCTTCTCCAAAACAAAGCTTGTTTTCTAAATTGATAGAATTTAAATCTTGCTGCGCTGTGTTTATTACAGCTACTCTTCTATAGCCTAATTTATAAAAATTTTCAGCTATTCTAGAGCCGCCTTGACCCGCCCCTAGAAATGCAAATTTAAAAGCCACATTTACTTCATCCTCTATAACCTTTTTGGTTTCGTCTTTTTGAGGAGGGGGAATTAATATATCTGGCATTATAATATCCGTGGGCACTTCCCCGTACCCCACTGATTTTATGTGGCTTTCCTCTAAGTTTTTATCGTTTTCTTCGCTCATATTACTTTTTCGTGCTTGAAGCTAATATACTAGCTAAATAAAAATCTAATTGATGTTCACAAGCTATTTCTCTAATTAAGCTAACTCTATCACTGTTTGTGTCAACGGGATTCTTGCAATAGGAATCGACGACTTCTGACCATTTATCGGGGGATTCGTTCGCTATGATAACTTGAGAGATTTCAGTTGCAATATTTTTTTGATTTTTGTTAAGTCTCTTTACCTTGTGGGTTTTTCTCAAATGAGTGGCAACCTCTTTCTCCAGCTTCTGAGCTAAAATCATATTTTCTTTTATTTTATCTAAACTAAAAGCCTTGGAAGCTTCGGAAGCTTCGCTTTGCCCGACTGGAGAAATTTTTCTGTTTTCTTGTGGGATACCTGTGGTTCCGTTTGGTCTACCAGCTTCTTTTTTGAGCTTATCTTGCTTTTCGGGGTTTTGATTTTTCTGAGCCAATGGACTACCGCCAACTAAAGGTGTATACAAGCCTTCTTTTCTTAGTTCCATATATTCTTTTTGATTTTCTATAGAGGTCTCTTTGTCAGGTAATCTTCCTGTATCTAAAGCAGTAATAGTTTCTTGAGGTGTTAAGATTCCAAGCTCTAATAATCTAGAATATATTCTATCTTTGAGAACGCTATCTTGAAGAGACATTTCATCAAAGTATGGAGCGGGATAATTTTTAAAACCTAAATTTTTAGAAATTCTCTTAATCTCTGGAATTAAAAAGTTATTTAAGAACGCTTCTCTACCTTGTTGCAGCCTAGAAACAAATACCTTTACTTTGCTTTCTTGATTAGAAAATTTTTCTCCTCCAATTAAAATATTATTTAGCCCGTTGTTAATATCCCTATCAAAAATTTCATATTTTTTGGGGTCCATTAATTCAGCGATTCTGGGTACAACGAACTCAGCCTTTGTTGTGTAGTCCGCGATTAAAACCCTACCAACGGATTCATTTTGAAAAAGGTCTTGCATCGCCTGAAGGTTTCTTTGGTTTATGCCGCCTTTCTCTGGGTCTGTACCCATAGTAACTAATAAAATAGCTTGTTGCATACAGCGACCAATCGCCATATCCATTTTTTTAAGCTCGTCTTTAAAATTAAGATCAGCTAGTACGGGGTAACCCATTGGCACTGAGAAAGGCTCGTAGTCTTGCTTCTTATAAAAAACTGCAACAACTTTGTCCATGTCTAATGGAATCTGAACAGCAGAGCTTCTGGCTTGATCGATTTGTTTTTTCGTGCTCTCAGGAAGAGAGTCGTAAATTTCTTGATCCTCTTCGGTTTTTCTAGTTCTTAATCTTTCTAATTCGTAATTTGTAACAAGCTTATAATAAACTGGATTGTTAAATGCTAATGTACCAGTCATTCTAACATCGGCTGGGTTTATTAACATGTAAGAACTTGGAATCTTACTTGAGTTGCTCAAAGATTCAGAAAGAGAGCTACCAAAAGCTTGTGTGATTTTTGAAATTTCTTGATTTGATAAATTAGCATCAAATCTATAAACAAATACATTTCCAGACCTATAATACTCTCTAAAAAATTGATCTTGAAAATTCCATATGTTTAATCTATTAAATAAAGCGTCAAAAAACGCTCTTGATTTTTTGCTACCCCCTCTAAAATAAATACTGCCTAAAGAAAACTCAGTCATTAAATCAATGACATTCCTAAACTGAGAAAAATTGTAATAAGCCTTTTGGCATAAAATTACCGCGTCTCTAACATCTAAACTTTGATCACCCGAATTTCCATATTCATAAGCATACTTAAAAGGTATAAGACCGTCGTCAATATTAGTATACTTATTAGTTCTGTTTATAGAGCCAGATTTATTTCTTCTGTTGGATGTATATGCATTATTTATACCCGCAAGAGATTGGTAAGCCATTAATGGCGTAGCGTCTTCCGACGCTTTTGCTGTCATAGTTTTCTTAGCCGCTCGCTTTGCTGGTCGTTTAGCTGCGGTTTTCGGGCTGGCTTTCTTTTTTGACGGTTCACTCATGATTCACAAATTTAATACACTTCTATTGATACATTTGCGGTAAAAACGTAAAATTTATTTCATTTTCATTCAAGTTTAGGCTTTCATTATAGCTTTTAAGCCCCCAATTAGCCAGCATTAATGTAGTATAGTTATCTTTTCTAGCTCTATGGGCTGACGTGCTTCTTTTTAAATGTTGTGGTAAATCAAAGGTTTGCGTCCCTTTTGCTGTAGATTTCACCTCGACTAAAGCGCATTGTTTTTTTGTTGCATATATCAAGCTGTCTTGAGTTTCGATTAATTCTCCTATATTTTTGCAGTCAGTTAAAGCTAAATTTACCCTTTGGTTTGATTGCTTGCTGAAAGCTGAACCGTTTGCGGTGGTTCTAGAGGCGAACCATATTTTTTTATGATCTATAGAAGCTTGCAGATGTTCGTTCGCTTTTCTTAAAAAATCACTTGTAAAATTTTGTTTAAAACAAATCTTATGATCAGTTTTATTTAAATCTCTTTTTAGTTTTCTTAACTGTTTCTGGTAATCCTGACCTTCTTTAGTGGATTCAAAATCAATAAATTTTAAATTAATTCCAGCATTTATAAAATTTTCAGACTCATTACAGCTATCTAGAAATTGGTAACCAGCATTATCGATAACTATCAACTCTATATTGAAATTTGTATAAAGATAGAACATATAATTTATATGATCCTTTAAATCTCCACCAGCAACAGCATAACTATGCACAAGTGTTCCTTGCCCTGTGTCATTATCTATCTCAAGCAAAGACATTGCAAAAAAGTCTGAACTTGGGCTGTTTGAAAACGATGGGTCAATTCCTAAAATATATCTAGAACCAGATTCTCCTTTTATGAGAGTCGTTGGATGCTCTCCATCTGGAATTGTGCATTCGTGCATTTTTTTGGCACTGAAATAAGAATCGGAACCGTCTGTGAATTGAGCGCAATATTCTCTAAGAAATGAAGAATGAGAAGAGCCGCCTTCTTGCGCCTCCTCGATAACAGTTTTGTCTATCATCTCCTCTGGTAAAGCCTCGTAGCCCATTTGAGAAATAAAATAATCAGCATCGCCTAATTCATCTGAGTAGATTTTATTTGTCCAATCTTTGTAAGTTTTATATAAATTCTCAAAAGTATAAGAAGCGGAAGATAGCGCTATCATCTTAGAATTGTTTTCGAAAACCATTCTTTCTTCTTCTTTCATGTGGCCTTTTGATATTAAGTCATCTTCGGCTTGCCTTATTTCAAGTCTTTCTTTCATGTTCTGTGGTGCAACCAAAAAAGGCATCAAAACAGTGTTTACTAATTCTTCTGGAAGAAGTAAAAACTCATCTAGCAAAAGAATGTTAGCTCTAAATCCGCGAATCTTATCCCCGTTTAATGGAATCGCGGTAATCGTACCTCCGTTAATCGACCATTCAAATTGGTCATTTCTTTTCGACGGTTTAACAGAAAAAGCTTGCTGTAGTAAATCGGCACCTTTTGAGTTTACTAATTTTTCTAAATTATTAAAAATAAACCTAGCGGTACGAAATGTAGGCCCAGCGATTAATATCTTTGTACCAGGATTAAAAATACACTGCAAAAAGCAGAACACTGAAGCTATAAATGTCTTCCCGCAGCCGCGACCCCAAACACACATTGAAAAATTTCGATTCATCATTCCTTTCAGTGTGATCTCCTGAAAGGGTGCTAATTTAATGCCTGATATTAACTCCGTAGTAATACCTAAATTCGAAGCT